ATCAAGCTGACGCCGAAGCTCGTCGAGGAAACCACGACGCAGACCGCCGACATTTACGAACAGTTTTCGCTGTCCAACGGATCAGGCACCGGGCAAGCGAATTGCATGTGGCATTCGGAAATCAGCGTGGAGTCGGACACCTCGCAGGAGTTCAACCTGCAGGCCCTCGCCTACTCCGTCCTGGGCGTCTCCGGGACGCGGTACTTCTGGAAGATAAAGAGCGTCTACGTCCACAACACGTCGGACCTTTCGACGGTCACCGCATTCGACACAACTGACAATCCCTGGCTCGCGGTCTACGGCGCCCCCGTGACGCTGCCCCCTGGCGACCTGGTCTACGCGTTTTCCGGCGACGGCTGGGAAGTCACCAGCACGTCGAAGGTGATCAAGCTCACCAACGACGAGGTCGTCTACACCGTGACCGGCGACCAGACCAGCGGATCGAAGGTCATATCGGACATCGACGACACTACGGACATCGTCGTCGGCATGACGGTCACGCAAACGAACGTACCGGCGGGGACGAAGGTGATATCGAAGACTTCCTCGACGATCACCATGTCGGCCGCCTCTACGGCGACGGACACCGCCGTCGGCTTCACGATCACGAAGCCGCCCGCCGTCCTGGTGGTTTCGCTGGCCGGGGTGCTCGACTGATTTTCCTACCGTAGTCCGGGACAACTTCAGCGGCGGCGGGGGTGCGCGGAAACTGGCGGGCGGTACGGAAACCACCAGCAAGCCACGAAAGGCCACCGATCATGAAGCGCCGCCAGCTCCAGGACGAGTCCGCGAAGGTCATCGCGGAGCTCGAGACCCTCCGCTCGTTCACCAGCGACAACGCCGACGAGGTCGCGACCGCGGAGTCGCGGATCACCGAGCTCGCGGCCCGCAGCGAGAAGATCGCGGCCGAGATCAAGCGCGAGGACGACCTCGACGCGAAGCTCGCCAGCCTGCGGACGGTCATCGCCAGCGACAGCGACTCCCGGAAGGTGGTCGAGGCCGACGAGCCCAAGAGCCAGGCGGTGGACATCCGCTCGGGCATCCGGGCCTTCTCGTCGGCCAAGGCGGCCGCCGCGGTCGGCAGCTACCTCCGCCAGCTCTACACCGGCGAGATCCGGGCGATGGGCGAGACGAGCCCGACGTTCGATCTGAAGGGTGCCGAGTACGTCGTGACCGAGCTCTACAACGCGATCGTGAACCGGCTGGCCTACAGCTCGGTCGCGCTGCAACTCGCGACGGTGGTTCGTCCGTCCGGCCAGAAGATCTCGTTCCCGAAGGTCGGCGACGCCGTCGCTAACTTCGTGGCCGAGGGCTCGGCGACGACCGATCAGGACATCGCGACCAGCGACGCCGATCTGACGCTGTACGAGATCCGCGGCAGCGTGGCGGTGAGCCGCTCGCTGCTCGAGGACAGCCCGATCGACGTGGCCGGCCTCGTGGCAGAGCGGTTCGCCCTGGCCTACGCGAAGAAGTTCGACACGGTCTGGCTCTCCGGCAACGCCTCAAGCCCGTCGATCACGGGCCTCTGCGACGCGGTCGACGAGGACAACGTCGTCGAGGTGGGCGAGGAAGACAACACCACCTACGACAACCTCGCCGACGTCGTCGGCAAGGTCGACGAGTCGATCATGGGAACGGGTGCCTGGGTCGTGTCGAAGGCCGGCTGGGTCGACCTGATGAAGATCTGGTCGGCGCAGCAGACCACGATGACGGTCGGCGGCGGCCGCGTGGTCCCGACGATCTTCGGCGCCCCGGTCTACCTCGCGAAGGGAATGCCCAGCGACACGCTCGCCCTGTACGGCGACTTCGCGATGGCGACCGCCGTCGGCGTGAAGGCCTCTGGCCTGGAGATCGAGGCGGGCCGGGAAATCCTGATGCGGAACCGTCAGGTTCTGTACGTCGCGAACACCCGGTTCGGCCTGACGAACCACGCCCCCGAGTTCGTCGGTCGGCTGTCGAAGGTCGTCGGCTCCTGAACTGTAAGCGGCTGAAACACGGACCCGGGGCGGCAAGGATGCTGCCCCGGGTCTTGCCGTATAGAGGAAAAATGCAGACCGTCCGGCTCGTGAAGGCTTACCGCGGCTACAAGGCCGGGGCCGTTATCACGGCGACCCCGGGCCTGGCGGCGACCCTGATCGCCAGCCGGCTTGCGGTGGCGGAGTCCCAGCAGCAGATCCCGCAGGTCGCAGAGCGGGCTGTCGCCCAGGGCCAGTCGGTCGAATCCCGGTAGGAGCCAGCCATGCATCCCCGCTCGGTCGTCGTCGTGACTCACCCGACCGTCGAGCCCGTGACGCTGTCCGAGGCCCGGCTCCACCTGCGGCTGTCGGCCGACCAGATCGAGGACGACCGGCTTATCGCGAACATCATCTCTTCGGGCCGGGCGCTGATCGAGAAGCGGCTCGGGGTGTCGCTCGTGAAGCGGCAGATCCGGGCGACCTACGCGACGACGGGCGGCGTGCTCGAGCTCCCCTACTCGCCGCTCCTGCACGACGAGGATCACCCGCTGGCGGTCACGGCCGACGGCGAGGCGGTGGACGAGGGCGACTACGAGATCGACTCCGACAGCCAGCCGGCGACCCTGACGTTTTCGACCGACCACGTCGCCCCGCTGGCCGTCACCTACTGGGCCGGCGGCCGCCCCCTGGCCCCGCAGATCCGCTCCGCGATCCTGCTCTACGTCGGCCACCTGTTCCAGAACCGGGAGCTCGTCGTCACCGACGGCAGCCAGCCGGCCGAGCTGCCGTTCGCGTTCGAGACCCTTCTCGCCAGCGAGTCAATCTCGGGGGTGTGGTGATGCCGCTCGCCGCCGGATCGCTCCGCGAGACCGTTACCGTCCAGGTCCCCTCCGAGACCCGGAACGATATGGGCGAGTCGGAGCAGACCTGGTCCACGTTCGCCGTCCGGCGGGCGGCCGTCGAGGCGATGTCATTCGTCGAGCAGGAGCGACGCGGGCAGATCGGCGGGGCCACGAGCTACATGGTTCGGATCCGCTACCTCGAGGGCATCACGTCCGCCATGCGGCTCCGGTGGGACAGCCGCGACGGGCGGATCCTGTACGTCTCAAGCGTCGTCGAGAAGGGGCACCGCGAGGAGCACGAGCTCACCTGCGAGGAGCAGGCATGATCTCCCTCAACTGGGACAGCATGGACGGGCAGATCGGCGAGCTCATGAAGGCTTACGACAAGCTGCCGCGGCACATCGCGAAGAAGCACCTGAAGGCCGCCATAAAGCGGACGCTGAAGGACGGCGTCCCGCTCTTGAAGGCCGAGACGCCGAAGGGCGGAAAACGCCGCGTGACTGCTGCGGTTTCGCGGAATGCAAAAGGCCAGTTCCTCCCTGGCTCTGGGAAAAAGTCGATCAAGCGCGGAGGCGACCTTCGGCGTGCCGTGACGTCGCAGGCGAAGTACATCGGCACCAATAAGTCCGGAATGGTCGTTGGTTCTGTTGGATACAAGTACGGCTTCCAATCGAAGAAGGCCCTCTGGCTCGTGGAGGGGACGAAGTACATCAACCCGCGGGCGATCATGGAATCGTTCATGAGGCGCTATGGCGGCCCGGCCAGCTCGAAGCTGGCGCAGGAAATGGCCCACGCCCTGGAGAAGGCCGCCCGAGACCTGGCCCCCGGCGAGGCGCAGGGATACCGGAGGGTTTAGGTATGGCGATCACAAGCCCCGAGAACTGGATCCGCGAGACGATCGAGGAGGCGGCCGAGTGCAACGCCTACCCGGTCCACGTCCCGACGGCGGCCTCGCTGCCGTACGTCCGGTTCATGCGGGAGTCGACGACCAGGACGCCGACGCTCGACGGCACGGCGGCCCCGGTAGGGACGTTCATCGTCGAGATCTACGCCGCGACCTGCACCCAGGCGAAGGAGATCGCCGACGCGATCCGCGAGGGGATGGACAACTTCAGCGGCGAAAGCGGCGGCGTCACAATCGACGACGTCGACCTCGCAGACGAGAAGGACGGCGACCCGGTCTTCATCGACGGCGACGAAACGCCGACCTACCTCGTCGAACAGACGTACCTGATTTACTGGCAGGAATCCGCAGGGAGTTGACGAATGACCCTTTCCACCTTGCCATCAGTAGGATTCACGCTCCCGGCCGGGGCGACGAACGTCAAAGTTAAGTCGACGGCGGCCAACCCGACCGACTCGAAAAACAAGCTCGACGTCACGACGCTCGAGGACTCGGAGCGGGTCTACGCCGACGCGCCACTGATCGACGCCGGAACGGCCGCGGACGATGGCATCACGCAGGAGGTCAGCGTGACGTTCTTCGGGGAGGCCCCGGCCGTAAACATCGACCCGAGCGCTACCGGCTGGCTGTGCGTCGACAGCGAGACCGAGTACGCCGTCGGCGAGATGATCAAGGGGACGGCGACGTATCGGTACAAGGCACCGCCAACGTAGGAGCACGCTAGACCCATGCCGACACCAGCACAAGGAATTACATTCACCGGCCTTCCGTCTGGCTTGACGAACGTCAAGGTAAAGTCGACCGGCGTCGACGTCACCGATTCAAAGAACCGCCTCGACGCGTCGACGCTCGACCTGCCGGTCGGCAGCGATCGCGTCTACGTCGACGGCCTGCCGGACGCCGGCAGCGGCGCGGTGTCGGGGGTGACGATGACGATCACGTGTCAGTTCCTGTCGACGTCCGCCCCTTCGGCGGGCGACACGACGATCTACGCCGGCACGACGTACAAATACACGGACGTGGAAATCGAGTACTCCGTCGGCGAGCTCGTGAAGGGCTCCGCGACCCTCGTGTCGATCCCCACCTGACAGATCGGGGGCGTCGATGGGGCTGG